CCCCTTGTCGTTAGGAAACAGGGTCTTCTGATAAGTAGAGGTAAACCTAGCAGTACGAGGTTTCTCTAGGTCAATAAGTTTATTCTCAATAGTCAGAGTAATTGTAGAAGCATCTGCACCCTCCTCAATGTTCATCTGATCCATGTAACCAGAGAAGATTTGAGTTAGGCTTGTGGTGTCATCTTCGCCGTCTACATGAACACCAAAGTAGATGTTAGCCTTACGGCCCTGATAAGGCTCTGTGAGGGCCAATGTCACAACTTCGGTAGGGACACCACTAAGGGTAACAGTTGCCCCCTTAGCGGCGATCTCTGAGGTCTCTTCGATGGTATCAAACGACAACAGTTGACCAGTGCCATACCAATCAACACCATTGTAGTTTAGGGTGCCTTGACCTGTCCAAAGACGTAATACTTCTGCCCCGTCAAACAACAATTCCAGTGCAAAGAACGGGTAGATTACATTGTCGTCTAAAGAGTTTCCAAGAAGAAGGCTAATGTCTCTGGACATATCATTTCCTTAGTTAATAACTTCTACAGCTTCAAAGCTAATGCCATACGCACTAGCATTGTTAATTGACCACTCAGACATGTTCTGTTTAAGCCTGAATGTACCCTTGGGTGATTCAATCGTGATTGGTGCATTCAGATAATCTTGCCTTAGGTTAGGCCAAATTGAAACTGTACCACCACCAGCGCCAGTATCCTCAAGAAGTTTATAGAGCCTAATGTCTGAGCCATCACCAAGTTGGATGTAATCACCAGCAAGGAGTTGACCAGTGAGGTCCAAGGACACTGTGTCATCACCAGCACTGCCAAAGGCAAGACCACCAGCGCAGTTACCACGGGGGAGGGCATAATCAGGGTCACCAAGCAGGAATGTCCCTACAGGCCCCTTAAGTGCTACAAGCATAGTTACCCACTCAGCAGCTAGGTCACGTCTTACTGAGGGGATGGAGACAGAGGCTTCCCACCTCTGCCCACCAAAGTCTACGACTTGTTGTTTGTAAGTGAATGGGGACTGAGAGGTACTTACAGCATTAACTGCACGTAGGGAAATGCTCTCAATCCCTATTGTCGTCGGAGTGTTTAGTGGATAAGTAATTGCCATGTTGTTTCCTTACGAGAAGGTGGCTTTCATTTGACCACCACGTCTACGACTATCCATGATTTGTTTCTGTGTCATCTGAGCAATCTGTGGTGCTGCCTGAGCAATGATACGTTTAACACTTTCATCACCATTAGCACTAAAGCTGAAGTTCTGGACGACAGTTACGTTACCACCACCAGCTACACCCAACTTACCATCAGGACCACGTTTCAGAGGTATGATAGCCTCAGGACCAGCTTCACCCATGACACCGACACCACCAGAGTGACCGAATGCCGTAGGAGCATTAACTACACCACCATCAGCAAACATCTGGACACCTTTGTTGAAAGCACCGCCGTTAGCCATGAAGAGGCCAGACAAGAAGTTAGAGCCAGCCTGAGCAATAGGTTCCATTACCTTTTGGCGGTAAATGTCCAAGAGCATGTTGCGGAGCATATCACGGAAGGCTTCGTTGACCGACTTAGAACCAGTAACAAGGGACTCCATGCCATCCATCAGAGTGTCTTTGTAGAACTCTTGTTGCTTTTGAGCAGCAGCTTGTGCTTCTGTCAGCTTACGAGTTTCAGCTTCAACACTTGCAATAACTTGTGCTTGAGCTTCACTAACGACAATGCCCTGTTTAGTTGCCTGAAAGATGATCTCTTTAACACGAGCTTCTTCTTCAGTTAAGCCGACAACTTCTTGCTTGTAACGAGCCTCTTGCATCAAAGCATCTAGGTACTCTTGTGCAGTCTTTGTCGTCGCACCACCACGAGAACTATTTTGATCTTCCCGTAACTGTGCGGCAATTGCCCTCTGCTTTTCAAGCTCGTCGATTTGAGAGCTACTAATAGCAGCCTCAGCGTTAGCTAGGATTGGGTCACCCCCAGCCTCAATTGCAGCCCTACGTTTAGCTTCAAGGTCAATCCTAAGGCCAGCAATAACACCAGCACTAGCGGCATCTTGACCAGCACGAAGAGCCTCTACCTGAGCAATAGCAACTTGAAGCTGTCGATCAATACCTGCCCCAAAACTAGTTAGGCTTGACATAGCAGCAGCAGCACGTTCTAGTGCATCAGCCAGTGCTTGGCTGTTAGCTTCAGCCTCTGTAAGTTGGTTGTTGAGTTGCTGTTGTTCCCTTACTAGGGCCATCTCAGCATCAACTTGCGCTTGGGTTAGGAGACCTGCATCTTTAAGGGCATCTAACTCTTGCTGTTTAAGGCTGATCAGGTAGTCTTGTTCACGAACACTGTTTTCTCCATACTCACGCTGAATGCGGAGGAGGTTGTTTTGTTCAGCAAGGGACTTTATTCTGTCGTCATAAGAATCTTGTGCGGCTTGTCTTGCGGTCTCTCTGTCAATCTCAGCTAGGATGTCCCTATACTCTTCTAGCTGTTGAATAGCCTCTCTAACAACTTCCAACTGTTCCTGATACCGACCTAGCTCCATGCGGGAGAAGAACTCAGCGTCTCCACCAACACGTTCGAGAGCTTGTCTTCGCATCTCGTGTGCAGCAGCAAGTTCCCTTGCCTTTTGCCTCTGAGCTTCTAGGTTAGCTAGAAGACCCCTTTCGGTACTGTCCATACCCGTTTGAAGCTCTTCCAACTCAATACGGGCAGTTGCAATAGCTTCAGCAAGCTCCTTTTGGGTTTGTCCAGCCTTATCACCCATGCGGTCAAAGGCTACATACAAAGCACCGAAGATAGCAATACCAGCGCCAATCGCAGCGCCCCAAGGTCCAGCAAAGAAACCAGCTAACTGAGATGCCTGTTGGGAAAAGGCAACCATTGGGTTCGTGCCAGAGGCGACCTGAACAAAGAAGTCACCAACCTGATAACCAGCTTGTTGAACACCAAGTTCAAAGTGTCGCATGCCCTTATTAGACATTGCGGTCACCTGACCGAATTTATCTAGGGTTACGCCAGCCCTTTGTGCTTGCTTAGAGATAAGCTGCATGGACTTTGCGTATTCTTCGTTGGTAATAGCACCAGTCGCAACAGCTTTCTGAGCAATCAAAACCTTCTCTTTGAAGGTCTCCGCTGCGGCATACACAGGGTCAATACTACGCTTCAGCTTCTGAAAATCTTTTGAGGCTTCGGCAGCGGTAAGTTTTACAACTTTGGTTGATTTGTTTAGCTCGTCATTCAACAGCTTGAGGTCATTAAAGTCAACCTCTAATTTAATATCAGCCATTGGCTACCCCCATGTAAATTCCGTCCAGCTTCATTACGACATCAACCTCCCAAGGTTCTAGGTCGTTAGCAGTTAATTCTTTCCAAGCTCTGATCTGTTCGTAAGAGATTGGGTTAGGCCCTGAGAACCCAGCCCCTCTCGTCCTACTAAGACTCAAAAAGGCAGACCAGAGGTGCGACAGCAGATTGGGGAATTTTGTCGGGGGTTCCAATTCTGCGGGCATCTTCTTAGTCTGCCTTCTTACTTGTTCTAGGTGTTCTCTTTGTGTAACACCGTCTTTGTCTGGTCTATTCAGCCTGAATTGATGTTCAGCCCAAGAGCATAAATCACCAATTAGGCTTTCATAAAATCCAGAGAGGCAGCAGCAGCTTCCTCAATCTGGGCTTTAATCCAGAAGACTTCATCATAAATCTGACGGGCTTTAGCCTCAGTCAGTTTGGGCTTCTTACCTTCGTAGGTAATGTTCCACGACTTCGTACTCTTAACCATAAGCTCCAGAGCAGCTTCTTCTAGCTGTTCGTAGTCAATCTCTTTAGAGCCACTTTCTTGTGCTTCTTTAAGACGCTTATTGATAAGTTCACGTTGAACCTTCTTGTACACCTTAGAGTGTTGTGCATAAATAACAATGGTCATCGGGGTGCCATCATCATTCATAAGAGGTTCTTTATTGATGGGATGTTTAATTTCTACTACAATCTCATCAGATTTAGGAGCAAAGTCTTTCAAGTCCATTTTCGGGTTCCTTTAATATAAGCATCTTTGATGCGTCGCAGCTATGCTGCTTATCGGGTATCGGGTTAAATGTGAGGAGAGCCACCCGACAGGCCCTCCCCACTATCCTACGTAGGATATTCTTTAGACAGATGCAGGACGCTCAATCTTGAGGTTCGTGCCTTCGGTGCTGTCATACAGAGCAACAAACGACAGGTTGATCATGCGAGATGTCGGACCATCTACACCAACGTCAGCCGAGTTGATCTTGATCTTCGGGAAGGTGAAGGTATAAGCATTCAGACCAGTTGGGTCGTCAACCGATACTACCAACTCCGACTCTACTTCGTTCAGGAAGCGGTTGATCAGAGAAGCATCTTCGAAGTAAGCAGTGAGGGTGCCTTCAACAACAGCCTGACCATACTCAAGGCTAGGAGCCGAGTCATCACCAATAACGAAAGTCGGAGCAAACGAGTTGGTCAGAGTGAAGTCAAGACCAGTTACGATAGCTACAGCAGAGGAGTTACCTACGTTACCAATGGCAAGGTCACCAGAGTAAGCATCGAACGGTTGAGCACCAGACGGAGCATCTTGGGTCTTTTCAACAGTCGAGATGGACATGTCCTTGCCGACCATACCGAAGGTAGTGGTTACCATCTGGTTAGGAGCAAGAGAGATAGCCATCGACGAGACAGTGCAGCCAGTGAACAAACGAGCTTGGTCGATGTCAGCAGCATAGTCTTCGATAGAGAAGTATTTGGGTGCAACACCAACAGTCAGTGTGTCAGACGACCAAGAGTTCAACATTGCAGCTTCAAGGAAGTCATCGTAGTCAGTATCACGAAGATCGACAACAATGTCCCCAGAAACTTGACGGTTACCGTGACGGTCTACACGAGGCATACGGTCAGCTTGGATGTCGTTACCAGTTACACGATCTTTGGTGAGGTTCAGCGAGTGAGTGCTGAAAGGAAGGTTTTGGAAGTTACCAGAGGGTGTCGTACCGAAAGTTGTTTCAGTAATATACGACAGGCTGGAACGGGAACCTTGTGCGAAAGCCATAGGGAGTTCTCCTAATATCAGTTATAAGTGTACCAGCCAATGTTGACAGGCACCATGTAGAACGGCCCATCAAGGTTGCCGAGGTCTCTCTCAGCATAACGGATGGACACGATAATGTCGCCATTAGCTACATCGGTGGTAGCTTCAAAGGCTTCAATGATTTTGTCTGCCAGTTCATCAGCAGCGGAAGGTCCACCATCGTCAGGAACGTAGCAATCAACCCGAAAGATACCTTGATAGTATTGTTGAGGGTTAGTACCCCGAACGGCAGGTTCACGGACAGTTGGGACAAGCCTAGCTTTTACGTAAGATTGTCCAGTTGTAGGGGAAAAGTTTACGTTCTCCCATGCAATAGAAGGAATGCCTGAGATTTGGCTCAGTTTGACTTCCAGTGCAGCACGGATTTCAGGGTAGATGGAAGCCATATTTATCTAAACCTATCTTTTGATTTCTGATACACCATGTATTTTCTCTCTACGTCAGCAGCGTGTGGAGAACGGTTTCTGAAGATGCCATAACCTTTGGTCAAGTCAGCACCATCAATGTCAGCCCTTAGTTGCTGCATAGCCTCACCAGCCTTAGTTCCCCAATCCTGTTCTCTGGGCTTACCCTCAGAAGAGATACGTCTGCCAGCTTTACCACCAGTCTCAGAGAATGTGTGCGAGAGGATATAAGCACCAGTGTCTACAGGGGAGCCAGAGACTAACGACCAAGCAACACGTTCAAGTTCGTCCTTGACAGCTTCCTCAGCCTTAGCTTCAAG